AGGATACCAGGTCAGGAGTTGAGTTATTACCAGGTATGATAATAAATAAATATAAACTATCTAATCTATATCATCAAGTGATAAGAATTGTTTTGTTTGTGTAATTACTTTTGAATATTGGTTGAGGATTATATCATCACCAGAACTTCTTTCTGTTGAGGTTAGTTTCTCCAGCATGGAAACATATTCATTCCTTACGGTTGAAGGTAGATTATAAAATTCCTTCAACGATAGTTCTTTATCTCTCCAGCGCCAACCTTTATTTAACTTTACCATATTTTTTATTTAATTTACAAGCTCTTGTTTTTCTCAATTTTTTACTGGTAAAATATTGTTGTGTTGGTTCATTACCTTTTAAATATATAATGTTTCCAACTTTTGCAATTACTTCTTGTTTATTTTTCATTTGTTATGATTTATATAAATATATATAAAATTATTGATTTAAAGAAATTATCAACAGGTAATTCGGTAATGGGCACAATTCGTTCTCCTATGGATTAATGAGATAAATCTCAACTCACCCAACAAGTTTCAAAAGACCAGTGTGATTGCTCGTCCCCATATCTTTTTTATACTTGTTGACCTTTTTTATAGTCGGTACGTTCCTCAACTAATCCACGTAGTTGGTATAATATCCACCGATAAGACCCCTTCTGATGTACGGAAAATGACTAACGTATCTATCTTGAAACTCCTCCAGGGCGATAAACATCCTTTTTCTGTCAGATGTTCTATACATAATAAATACATAATTTTATTCGTTTATCAAAACTATTTTAAAAATATTCCGTATTTCGTAAATTAATTTATAAGAATATGTGGAAAAGTATATATGTATATATTTTTTTTTACAAAATCTAATACTTATCTTTATAAAAACAATATACAATGCCTAAAAGAAAAAAACCAGTTGTAACTTATTACAACACAAACAATCTACCTCAAGGAGATGAATTAGAACAACGTAAAAACCAATGTAATTCTGATGCTGAAAGGGTTCAATTTTTATATGAATTATATAAAAATATGACTTTATGGGAAGCATATAGAAAGTATATTGAATTTTATGGTGGTACCATGCAGAAAGTAGCTGTAGGTGCTAGAATTAATGGTTTATGTAAATTAGGTGTATTATATAAATCAACTGAACAAATCAGGGAAGAACGTGGAGCACTTAATAATATATTCAAATTATTTCCAGAAGATGGTTTCCCTGATGATTTTGATATGAGTACATTAGATAAGATTAATGTTCCATTATGTTTTGGTCCTGATGGTCAACCTGATGCTGAAAGAACAAGACAAGATTTTGAAATTAAATTACAAAACAAATTAAAAGAATATAATTAATATGAACCAACCAAGAATCCCAACAAAAGACGAGATAATCGTTCGTCAATCACAGTTACAACGAGCAATAGAGATATACACTCTATTGGGACAGAAACCATCAGTACAAGAGATATGTAGATTATCACAAATCCTATCGGAGTTTATTTTTACATGGGATGAAAAATCTGAATCAATGAAGAAGTTTGATAAACATATCACAGGTCAATTTAAAAAAGATTTAATTACAGACCTTACAAAAACTAAATAGTATGGACGAACTAATTAAATTTACAGCGGACAACTACGATGGATTATACGAGATATACTCAACACAGATTGACCCACATGAAATGACGTTTGATGATTTTTGTATGAAGATGTTTATCGCTCACATTAAAAATAAATAAAATGAAAAGAAATAAATCGGTATATTTAACCAAATGGGAAAAACAAATAATTACAGCAATGATTGAAACACATTTGGAAAATGTTAAAACTAATCCTTATTTTGAATTTATTGAAGATGAATTTCAACGAATGATAAACAAATTAGAAGTTAAAGAACAAACCACCCAAGGTGTTATTACAAAACCTAAATCACAATTAGAAGATTTGATTGAACATTCAAAAAAAATGTTTGAAAATAAATAACTAATATTTGGTAATTCAAATTCTTTTTCTTATATTTAATAATACGATGGGGGTGGATTATATTGTTTTATTACATAGTGCCATTTGTATATTGATTATCCTTCCCCCATCTTTTAATATGTTTCTTATTGATGTTTGTTCATAACTCCCTCATCGTTTATTCGGTGGGGGTTTTTTATTTGAATGTTGCCTGGCAAAATCCCACCCTTATATTCTTGCCAGACAATATTGGGACGGATCCGTAACTCGTTGATAATCAATACATCTTTCTATTTAACAATCTTTTAACAAAAATATCTTAAAATATATTTGGTGGGTAATTTAGGATATACTACTTTTGTGTCTTAATAAATCGGGGGACAGCGTATCTGAACAGAAAAAGTTATGAATAATTCAAATTACGACATTACCATCATCGGTACAGAAATTGACCATCGTGGTTGGACAAGTTTTATTATTAAAGGTGAAGAAAGACGAATTACACATTTCGTTAATAACCATTTAAAGACAGATTTATTAACTCCTGTTATGAATCAGTTTTGGTCTTTTGAAGACACCTACGAAATTACATTGGTTCCTAAAGATGATGAATTAGAAGATTAAAATCAAATTTGGTGGGGGACTAACAATCCCCTACCTTTACATCCTAAATAAAAGTTATGAAAAAAATAGAAATGACGGTTGAATGTAAGAACACAGGTTTATTGGTTATATACATTCTTTCATGGGAAACTCTTGATGAGTTAAAAGAAGAAGTTAAATATCTACACGATAGATGTATGTTGATTATGGAAAAAGGTTATTGGCATTGTGATGAAGAAACTTTAACCGAAGAAGAACACGAAATTATTTATTTTAATTAAAACTATCCCCCGAACATATAGATTAGGTTTTTCATAACTGTATCCTAATCTTACCCTGTCGTTTCTACGATAGGGTTTTTTATGTTAATAACTTGTGTATAAATTAATTTGGAATTTAACAAAATAGTTGTATCTTCGTGTCTTAATGTTGTGGGTTCATAACCCTCGTAAAAAGATGAAAAAAGTAATATTAGGCGTTTATTGCAACGCACATTTTGATTTACCCGCTGTAGTATCAAATGAATTAGACATTACCACATTAACCAAAAGTAGATTAAATGATTTAATCTTAAATGGTAAGATTAAATTTCTTGATGAAACAACTCAAGATTTAATGAATGGTATGGATTTAAATGAGTCAGGTGCTGAACTTTTTGAATCAAGTTTTTGTTGTGGTTCATTTAATTTAAGTAAAATAAATTACATTATGGAAAATCTTGATGTAAATTTATTAAAAAAGTAGTTGAGGTCTGTTATTTTTTGGAACCCTCATCGTTTATTCGGTGGGGGTTTTTAGTTGATTTAAGACCCTCTATTCTCCCATTGGGAATAACATATACCTAATGAAACATCCTGTCCATATTCGTCTGTAATTGACGATACACACCTACTGATATATGTTTGTTCATCTTCATCACTACTTGGTGAAGGAATAGGGAAACCATCCTTAATAATTTTTTTCATTTCTTCAGGGTCGGGGATGCAATTCGGCACTTCTACACCATCTTTAATTTTAGTACCATAAGCAACATAACCTGGTTCACCACATGGATTAGGTTCAATATAATTTTGTTTCTCTTTTGGTTTTTTAATTTTAGATAAATCTAATTTAATTTTAACTATTTTTTCTAAATGGTTCATATACTACCTTTTAATTTTTTATTCTCTTGTTTTAAACTTTCTATTGTTTGTTCCAATCGTACAATATGTGTGGTTAATTCTTCAACCTTTCTTGATAGGTCATCAATAATTATTTGATATACCTTTAAAGATTTTTCCATGTTCTCCAATCGTCCACCCTCTATTTCGTTTTTGGATTTTTTGAAACCAGCAACATAACCAATGATGGTTGTTGCAATTGCCCCAATAATTTGATATATATATTCGTTCATCTTCTATTGTTCGCTTGTTCTTTTGGTGTTGACCATTTACAGTTAGTTGGACCGTAATTTCCGTCAACGTTTATTCTATCTATACTGTAAAATTTATCTGGTTTTAATCCCATATCTTTTACAAAATTATTAAACCCTTCTTCACCTAACCAAACATCTTCAACCTTTATTCCACGACCACCATATATTGGATATTTATGATTTTTTGGATTTAAACATCGTTGTTTCATATTAATCCAAGTTATATATTCAGGTGTTCTTTTTCCTCTTATTGAATTATTATGTATTGTATTTCTTTTTATAATTAATTTAATATTATAACATCCACAAGATTTTGTATTACCACTTTTTATATTATTTAATCTTGCAGTAATTATATTACCACATTCACATTTACATTCAACAATTTTAATATAACTTTTATTTTGTTTTAAAGTTTCAATAACTCTTAAAACTTTTAATTTATTATATGTTTCTCCTACCATAATATTTTTTTTACAAATATACGAAAATTATATTAATATTCACAATTAGTAGCCGCAATCAGCGCAGGGCGGATTATAGTGAGCTTGATCTGAATATACATCCAAATTCCTCATTGATTGTGCTAAACTAAATCCATAACGAGATGTGTGATTTAAAAATATTGGAGAATTATATTTTTCACTACGGTCAGGTAACATTCCATCTTGTGTATTTTGTGATAAGTACGCAGGGAACTTACCTTGACCTTTACCAATGATAAGATAATCTTGCAACCTCATCATATAAAAATCTGAACGTTGTTTTTGGATTGTACGAAGATATTTCATTGTTTCAATATCAACACCATCTCTACCACCATCAACAGCACCAGCTTTAACTATACCAACATTCATTGTTCTGAAATGTAAATGTGGAATCATTTCGTAATATGAAACTTGAATTAAATAATTTGAAATATAATCATTCACCAATGTTAATTCATCAGCGTTAAAAGTATTTCCTGTTGCACTTACTTTAGATAATAATTCATCATAAAATTTTGTACCTAATAATGGTTGTAGTTGAATATCTTGTGCAATACCAATTTCAGCACGGATTGTGTCCATGTCAACATTCTTATTCACATTGGTAAAAGCCTTTAATTTATTTTCGCTTACGAGTAAAACGTTTGCCATATTATATTTGTGTTGGGGTTTCTGGTTTATCTACTACTAAAGGTGCTTCATTTATATCACCTGTTTCATATATAGACATTGGTTTAATTTCAAAAGTTGTTGGTGTACCAAATTTTAATGTAACTAATTTATCAAATACACCTAATAGTTGTTTTTGATATGGTTGTATTACTGATTTACGAATGAAAGTAATATGTGTATCAATCTCATCTTTTGATCCTAATTTGTTTGCTGTACTAATACCAAATAATTCACCACTTGATATACGGTGACCTGATAAGATTGTTCTTATAATATCATCATATATTTGTGAATAGTATTGGTCATTACCTGATGTTGCAATTTGTGTAATTTCAGGACTTAACTCCTTACTTTCGTTGAATGATATGATTGGTCTACCAGCGTTATTAACACTTGTAAATTGACTCTCTAACGCTCTTGTTACTAAACGTTGTTCTTCAGGACCAGGTAGTCCGTTATTCATATTAATCCATAATGAAGGCATCATACCATTCATTAAGTTGTTTGAGTGAAACTCTTTAATCTGTACATCAATATTAATTGCTGCTAACGCACCTGAATAATCAGGATGTGGGTAATATGATTGTGATGGACTATATTGTTTGTAATAATAGATTTGAGATGGTCTTCCATCTTCTTGACTAAAGGCATCATATTCTGTAACAGGGAACTTCTTAATGTTAGTCCAATCAGCAGAATAATAATATCTTTCAATCTTATCCGTTTCAGGATTAATCTTACCACTTCTTAATCTACTAAAATCAATATGGTATATTTCTGCAATAGTTTTTCTATCTCTACTCCAAATAACATTTAAAGCAAACCCACCAAATAGAACCAA